TCCTGGCCGCGTCCCGGAGCCGGTTCCACATCCAGACCAGCTCGTCCCGGGTGTACGTCCCACCCGGCTTTTCACGGGACAGGTAGGTGATGGCCGCCCGGGTCCGCGCCTCGGTGTCGACCGGATATTTCCAGTTTTCTGAATCCAAGAACAGCGCCGGGTCGGTTGGATAGCCCTTGGGTGGCGTCTTGTGGCCGCCCGGCTTGCCTGCGGCCGGCTGGCCTTTCTCGCCGATGGCCATCGTTCCGTCCGATACGGGGAGCAGGTCCGCGATGCTCTGGCTCAGCTTCAGAACGGAGGCCGCCGCGGCGGGGTTCTGGCCCTGCAGCAGCAAACCCTCCATCTTCAGGCCGTGCAGCGCCTGCCCGATCTGAGTCATCATCTCGCCATCGGTCTTCGGCACAGCGGCCTCCGCTCCGCCCAGCGCGCCCAGGCCTTCCATCACAGCGTCCAGGGCGTCCGCCAGGGCCTGCTCCATGCCGGGCATGTCACCGGACTTCAGGCCTGTGCCCAGCGCGGTAATCGCTTCACCGAGTTGGACCCACTTTTGGCCTTCATCCACCGGACCCACTCGAGCATCCAGACCGCCCAGGGACTTGACACCGTCCAGGAAGTCCTCAACGCCGTTGGCTCCAGCCGGAACCAGTGCGACTTCGTAGGACCGGATCCAGAACAGCCGTCGCAGCAGGTTCAGGATTTGTTCTCGTAGACCTGTGTCTTGCCCCGTCACAGGAGCAGAATGCACGTATTTATTGCAGAGTGCAAGAAATTTATGAGCCAGTCTGGGCCAGCCAAGCCCTGCTTGGCACACGTGTGTCAGCACACAAAATTGCGGAAGGGATCAGGAAGCGAGCGCCGGGGGCGCCTCGAGGCGATAGAGACCCATGTATCCAATGGAGAACGCACGGATCTTTTTGGTTCGGATGGCTTCCCAGACCCAGTCGGCCCGTGCCCACACAGTGAGGAGCCATGTGCCGGGACGGACCTCGCGCTCGCCCCACAGCTCCCCGCGCTCGCCCACTTGCCAGCAGGCCAGCACAGGGCATTCATCACGGATTTCCTTGCCATCCTGCAGCGTGTGAATATAGGTGATCCGCCCGCCTGTGTTGGCCATCCACCAGTACATCGTGAGCTTGATCTGCTCTGCGGAGTAGATATCGCCGGCCGCGCGAGCCAGGACAGCGCCGGTGATCGGGTCGGTCTCGACGGGCTCCTTGGACTTGTCCACGACCTCGGGCTCGAGCACGATGCCGGTCACGATCCGCTCCAGCGGGAATTCTCCATCCATGCTGTAGGGCACACGGCCGCCCGGATCGACCTGCTCTCCGGCTCGCTTGATGCCGCCAACCACCGCGCCCGTGCCGTGCTGCTTGAACCGCTGGAGCAGGGACTCCAGTACCGCTGCACTCGGAGGCCCAACGATCGGGAGCGGCTCGAAGGGCACCGAGATCAGAGCCGGTCGCCCCGAGTCCAGCCCTTTGGCCCCGCTTGCCGCCTGCTCCTGCGCCAGCGCCTGCAGGAAGTCCACCCGCGCCTCGGGCAACGTGTCACGTCCCTGTCTGTAGTTCACGTCCCAGCGGCCGAGCCCCTCAGGCTGGAGCAGGCCCGACTTGACCAGTAGCAGGTCGTACAGCGGAGCCGACACTGTGATCCCTGCGCCGGCCGACGGACCCCCTGTCCCAACCAGTGCGACCAGTGGGTCCAGGCTCAGCATCCCGGCGGGGAGCAGCGGGCGCACGGCATCGGGTATGTTGAGAGGCAAGCTCGCTGTCGCAGGCGACACGTTCAGGTCTACGGGTACATCGTTCCGGCTCACGCTCTTGCGCATGACCACGCAGCCGGGCTCCACCATGAGGCCGTCCGGGGCCAGTCGATACATCTCCTCGAGCAGGGCCTTCCCTTCGCCGGCGGTCGCGCTGGTGAAGTTCGGAAGGACGTCGGTATCCATCGTCCCGGCCGCTACCGCCAGCGTGTCGTTGTACCGGGTCCTCTGGCCCGTCGTCTCGACGGCAATACGCAGGACTTTCTCAGCCTGGATGGCCCATTCCGGGAACTCGGTGTCGGCTCCGAAGAGCAGATGGAGGTCTCGATAGCCACGTAGGATCTGCGCCTTGTCCCACGCCGACGGGTCGTCGGGGCCGCAAGGCTGTGCCACGCAGCAATCCTGTGTGCCCGGAGCCGAGGGAATCGCGTTCTGGATAGCTTCGACTGCGCTCCAGATCGAACGCCGGATGGACTGAACTACCTCGTCGCGAAGGGTCATCGTACCGCTCCTTCCCTACTCGTCCCGGAAGTCCGGGGTGTCCAGGTCGGCCCGGACGGAGCCAACCGAGGACTGGGCATCGCCCCCACTCCACATACGGGCCGTCGTCCCCTCGGAGTCCACCTCGGATGTTCCGACCTGCTGCTCGGCTGCATCGTCGGGATGCTCGGCCCGCAGCATCCGCCCGAGCACGGCCTCCCAGAGCCGGTCCATGGTCATCTTGATCGTGACGTTGCCCTCACCATGGATCCGCTCGATCATATCGTAGATCAGGGCCAGCCGCTCCTTGGCCGCCGCGTCGGACCAGACCGTCGGGCGCGTCCGCAGATCATTCATGGATCGATGGAGCGTGCGGCCCACACCGATGAAGAACTCCTTGGCGAACTTGGGGTTGCACTGCAGCGTCTCGTGGACCGATCGAGGGATCTCCACGTTGGCCACGATCCGCGACAGCGTTGCTCCTTCCTCTTGTCGGCGGAGCAGGTCCCGCTGGCGCTGCGCCGAAGCCAGGATCTGCAGACCTTCGGCATTCCTTCGATCCATCCAGTTGCTATCCACGTGAAGCCTCGCAGTTGTCTCTCAGGATTCAGAGCTATCCGACGGGATCAGAACATCGTCCGGGACTACAAATGCTGCATCCCCCGCCGGAGCAGGATCTGTCGCCAGCAGGCTCGTGTCGTCCTGCGTTGGATCGTACGGGGTCGAATCCTCGGGGGACAGAGCCCCGTCGCCGGCGGCGCGCATTTGCTCGGTGATCTCGGGCGGCGGCGAATGCTCCTCGTCGATTCCCAGGAACGGCGCGATAGCCTGCGGTGCCCGCGACATGCCGTACATCTCGACGATCCGCCGCGGGAACTTGGACCAGAGCTTGTCTCCAAGGCTATCCAGCCCCGGGATCAGCTTGCGCAGGAAGGGGCGCACGTCCTCCGGAGTCACCAGCGAGGAGTCGCTGAGCTTTTGCAGAGCTTCGGACACCTCGCCGACGTGCATCGGCATCCGCGGGCGGGTGCGGAACCGCACAGCCACAAGGCCCATGGCGCGTAGCAGGGTATCGAAGGGCCGGTTGAACCGGTCCCGTCGTGGCTCGTAGGCCTGGCTCTCAGCGAAGCGCAGGGCCAGCTCAGCCGTGTCCCGGGTCACGTCGTCCATGTCGCCGAGGGCCGAGCGAGACATGTGATAGAGCCGGCGGATGGCCCGATCGCACTCGGTCGTGTACTTCAGGCCCAGGGCGTCGTCCTGCTGGGCCGGCCGCGTGTTCTCGATCTGGATCTTGGGCTCGCCCGAGCCCTTGCCGCCGCCCCGCAGGATCTGGTCGCCCAGCACCTGCATGATGACCAGCCCGCGCTCGCCCGGCTTGATCGCCTGGAACTGGCGTTGCCAGTACTCCTGCTGATCAGGACCGATCCGCGCGCCGCCGGAAACCAGCATCATCAGCAGCGGAATCAGTTGTCCCGACATCAGGCCTCGGTTCTCCTGCGCCAGCTCGCGGATGCCGAGAGCTTCAGGCTTGGCCCCGTACCAGAGAGGAAGCCCCGTCGATTCCGCCCAGGGCGCCGGGAGCACGAAGTGCAGGATCTCTGTCGCGGGTGTCCCCGGCTTCCACGAAGCCGACCGTGCGCCTCCGCCGGCTCCCGTCTCGGCCACACGCATTGCCTGCATGTCCGGGTAGCGTTTGCCCGTGCTCCGGCTGCGCAGCCGCGGGTCGCCGAACTCCCGGAAGTAAGAGTGGACTGACGACCGCGTCGGAGCATCAACCTGGTAGAACCCGTGGAAGCGTCGGTACCGCGCCTCAGAGATCAGCGTCAACGGATTGTGGACGATGATGTCCCGGAAGCCGACGATCTCTCCCTTGGGCTCGATCTTGATGTAGCGGGCGGAGGTCCACTGC